GGTCCAGACCATCACGCTGGACAATGGCTCCGAATTCGCCGAGCACCAAGCCGTGTCCAAGGCAGTGACAGCAGCGACATACTTCTGTGATCCCTACTGCTCCGGGCAGCGTGGGACCAACGAGAACACCAATGGCCTGATACGGCAGTACTTTCCCAAGGGAACGGACTTCCGCCAGGTCACCGATGCCGAGCTTCGCAGGGTGCTCAGGAAGCTGAATGACCGCCCTCGAAAACGGCTCGGCTATCGGACACCGGCACAGGTATTCCTGGGGGAATACTCAGGAGCCCTGGATACCGCAGGTGCTGCACTTATTGCTTGAATTCAGGACTCGAAGTCATCTATCAGGACATATTCGGCAAACAGCACAGGGCGATAGACCCACAGCCAGGGAAAGATCTCTAATCCCTTCACCACGCCCGCCACCAGGCGGGCGTTTTTGTGCCATCACCACCCCACAATCCCCGCCGCTAGAGCCCCGCCCGCTCCCGCGCAAGCATGACCCCGACCGTCATGCTCACCTGCGCAGGAGCCCCACATGGCCCAGGACTACCACCGCGGCGTTCGCGTCGTGGAGATCAACGAAGGCACCCGGCCGATTCGCACGGTGGCCACCGCCGTCATCGGCCTGGTGGCCACCGCCCCGGACGCCGCGGTGGCCGTCGCCGCCTCGCTGCTCGTCGATTCCGCCGCCGCCGAGAGCGGCGTCACTTACACCGCGGCCACCGCCGGCACCACCGGCAACGCCATCCGCGTGCGCTACGTCGACCCGGGCAGCGCCTCCGCCACGCTGGCCGTCAACGTCAGCGGACAGGACATCACCGTCAGCCTGGCCACCGACATAGACGGCGCGATCGTCAGTACCGCCGCCGAGGTGACCACCGCCGTCAATGGCGAGGCGAACGCCAGCGCCCTGGTCACCGCCGCCGAGGAAGGCGCCGGGGCCGGCGTGGTCGCAGTAAGCGGCTTCGCCAACCTCACCGGCGGCGAGGACGAGCCGTTCCCGCTCAACACGCCGGTGCTGGTCACCGATCCGCTGGGCGCCCAGGGCGACGCCGGCGACACCGGCACCCTCGCCCGCTCGCTGGACGCCATCGCCGACCAGGTGAAGACCTTGGTGGTCGTGGTGCGCGTGGCCGAGGGCGCCGACGACGCCGAGACCAAGACCAACGTCATCGGCGGCGTGGACGGCAGCGGCAAGCGCCTTGGCGTGCAGGCCCTGCTCGCCGCCGAGGCCCGCCTGGGCGTGAAGCCGCGAATCCTCGGCGTGCCGGAGCTGGACGACGCCGACGTCACCAGCGAGCTGATCGGCGTAGCCCAGAAGCTGCGCGCGTTCGTCTACGCCTCCGCCGGCGACAGCACCACCATGGAAGAAGCGGCCATGTACCGCCAGAACTTCGGCGCCCGCGAGGTGATGGTGATCTGGCCCGACTGGACCGGCTGGGACACCGCCATCAGCGCCACCCGCCAGCTCTCCGCCGTGGCCCGGGCCCTGGGCCTGCGCGCCAAGGCCGACCAGACGATCGGCTGGCACAAGACGCTCTCCAACATGCCGGTCAACGGAGTCACCGGCATCAGCCAGGACGTGTTCTGGGACCTTCAGGACCCCAACACCGACGCCGGCTACCTCAACAGCCATGAAGTCACCACCCTCATCAACCGCGGCGGCTTCCGCTTCTGGGGCTCGCGCACCTGCAGCGTCGACCCGTTGTTCGCCTTCGAGAACTACACCCGTACCGCCCAGGTCATCGCCGACACCATCGCCGAGGCCCACCTCTGGGCGGTCGACAAGCCGATGCACCCCTCGCTTGTGAAGGACATCGTCGAGGGCATCAACGCCAAGTTCCGCGAGTGGAAGCGCCTGGGCTACCTGATCGACGGCGTGGCTTGGTTCGACGCCGAGATCAATACTCCCGAGGTGCTCAAGGCCGGCAAGCTCTACATCGACTACGACTACACGCCGGTGCCGCCGCTCGAGAACCTGATGCTCCAGCAGCGCATCACCGACCGCTACCTGGTCGAGTTCGCCGACCGCGTCGCCGCCGCCTGAGCCCGATAGCGGTTCAGCATCGGGAACCCGCAAGGAGAAACACGCATGGCACTCCCCAAGATCCTCAAGGACTTCAACCTGTTCGGCGACGGCAACGACTGGCAGGGCCAGATCCAGTCCATCACCCCGCCCGAGCTCGCGCGCCGCATGGTTGAGTACGAAGGCGGCGGCATGGACGGCCCCATCGAGGTCGACATGGGCAACCAGCTCCAGGAGATGACCTGGACGCCCGGCGGCCTGATCATCGACGGCCTGTTCGACACCTACGGCTCGCCGATCCACGACGCCGCCCAGCTGCGCTTCACCGGCAGCTACGAGTCTGATGAGACCGGCCAGGTCGTGCCCGTCGAGATCGTCGTGCGCGGCCGCCACAAGACCATCGGCATGGGCGAGGCCCAGAAGGGCGACAACTCCCCCGGCGAGGTCACCACCACGCTCAGCTACTACAAGCTCACCGTCGACGGCGAGGAGATCATCGAAATGGACAAGCCCGGCATGGTGTTCCGTGTCCGCGGCGAAGACCGCCTTGCCGATCGCCGCGCCGCCTTGGGTCTCTAAAAACAGGCCTCTGATCCCCAGCCCCTCATCAGCCACTGCACCGCCGCCCCGCTGGGGCGGCCCATGACGCACACCGGAGCCACACCCCATGACCGACAAGACCACCGCCCCCGCCGAGCTGCCCCAGGTCGTCACCGAGACCGTCGAGCTCGACTCCCCCATCCAGCGTGGCAGCCAGACCGTCACCGAGCTGCAGATCCGCAAGCCCAAGAGCGGCGCCCTGCGCGGCGTGGCGCTCACCGACGTGCTGCAGATGCAGGTGGACGCCCTCACCAAGGTGCTGCCGCGCATCACCGAGCCGGCGCTGGCCGAGGCCGAGATCCGCGACATGGACCCGGCCGACCTGGTCCAGTGCGGCGGCGTGGTGAGCGGTTTTTTGCTGCCGGCGAAGACCAAGGCCGGCGAGCAGTAACCCTCCCCGAGCACGTCGACGACGCCATGGCGGACCTCGCCATGGTGTTCCACTGGGGCCCGGCCGAGATGGACCCCATGGAGCTCGAGGAACTGATGGATTGGCGCGAGCGGGCCCGCCGCCGCGCCGAGCCGCCCAAGAAGTCCCGCTGACCGTATCCAAGACAGGAAGGAACGCCGATGGCCCGCGACCTCAAGCTGCAAGTCGTCCTGGATGCCGTGGACCGGGTCACTCGGCCCCTCAAACAGATCTCTCAGGGCAGCGGCCGTACCGCCGAGGCCCTGAAAGCCAGCCGCGAGCAGCTCAAGACCCTGGAGCGCGCCCAGCGCGACCTGCGCGGCTTCCGCGACCTCAAGCGCCAGAGCGAGAGCAGCAGCCGCGCCCTCGAGGAGCAGCAGCAGGAGATCCGCGAGCTCTCCCGCCAGATGAACAACGCCGAGGGCGACACCAGGGCCCTCGGCCGCCAGCGCGACAAGGCCGTTCGCCAGGCCCAGCGCCTCAAGGAGCAGTACCAGCAGGAGCAACGCCAGCTGGACTACCTGCGCCGCAACATGACCCGCGTCGAGGGCGTCACCGGCAGCCACGCCGACCAGCAGCGCGAACTGACCCGGCGCATCCGCGAGGCCAACGGCCAGCTCGAGGCCCAGCAGCGGCAGTTGCGCGAAACGGCACAGCGACAGCGCCAGGCGGCCGATGCGGCCAAGCGTTACCAGCGCGCCGCCGGCCGCGCCTCGAGCATCGCCGGCAACGGAGCGGCCGGTGCCGCCGCCGGCGGCGTGGCCCTCACCGCCATGACCCATCAGGCCTTCGGCAACCAGATGAGCGGCGCACGCCTAGCCGCGCAGTTCGGCGAAGGCGACCAGGAGGCGACGCGCTATCGCGAGGTGATCACCGAGGTCTATCGCGGCGGTCGCGGCGAAGGGCTCGACCAGGTCACCCAGGCGGTCGGCGCCATTGGGGCGTCGTTCGGCTCGCTGGAGTCCGTCTCGAACGAGACGCTGTCCTCGATCACCCGCCAGGCGCTCACGCTCTCCGATGTGTTCGGCATCGACATCACCGAGGCCGCGCAGACCGCCGGCATCATGGTGCAGAACGGCCTGGCCCGCGACGCCAGCGCCGCCTTCGACCTGATCGGCCGCAGCTTCCAGGAAGTGCCCGAGCAGATGCGCCAGGAGCTGCCCGAGATCCTCCACGAGTACAGCACCAACTTCCGCGCCCTCGGCTTCGATGGTCAGGAGGCCATGGGCCTGCTGGTGGCCGCCGCCGAGCAGGGCAAGTTCGCGCTCGACAAGACCGGCGACTCCCTCAAGGAGTTCACCATCCGCGGCTCGGACATGAGCAAGGCAAGCCGGGAGGCCTACGAGGCCGTCGGGCTGGATGCTCAGGCCATGGCCGACGCCATCGCCAGCGGCGGCGATCGCGCCCGCCAGGCCATGCACACCACCGCCCGGGCGATCCTCGACATCGAGGACCCAGCCCGGCGCGCCAACACCGCCATCGCGCTGTTCGGCACGCCCATCGAGGATCTCTCCGTCGACCAGATCCCGAAGTTCCTCCAGGCGCTCACCGGCACTCAGGGCGGCCTGGGCGACGTGACCGGCGCAGTCGACGATATGGCCACCACCCTGGACGACAACGCCGGCAAGGCATTGCAGCGCGTGCAGCGGGTCCTCGCCGGCGAGTTCATGGGCGTGCTGGACGAGGTCGACGACGACATCATCGCCATCAGCCGCGCAGTCACCGGCTGGATCGACGAGAACCCCGAACTGGCCCGCACCCTGGTCAAGGTCTCCGCCGGCCTGGCCGCCCTGGTCGCCGTGGGCGGCGGCTTCATGGTGCTGCTCGGTTCGGTGCTCGGCCCCATCGCCCTGGTCAACTACGCCCTGACCCTGCTGTCGCTCAACCCGGTGAGCCTGACCATCATGGGCATCGTCGCCGCTGTGGCCGCGCTGGCCGCCGGGGCCACACTCATCTACCGCAACTGGGACGGCATCAGCGCCTGGTTCGGCGAACACTGGGCCGACATCAAGAACGCCTTCGCCGGCGGCATCGGCAGCGTCATGCGGCTGCTGCTGGACTGGTCGCCCATCGGGCTGATCTGGCGCGGCGTCACCGCCGGCCTCGAGGCGCTGGGCGTCGAGATCCCGGGGAAGTTCGGCTCCCTGGGCAGCGCGATGATCGACGGCATGATCGACGGCCTCACCGGCAAGCTCGGCGAATTGCGCGACCGGGTCACCGGCATGGCCGGCAACGTGCGCGACTGGTTCGCCGACAAGCTCGACATCAACTCGCCCTCCCGTGTGTTCGCCCGGCTCGGCGGCCACACCGTCGACGGCCTGAATGCCGGGCTCGACGCCCAGCGCGACGAGCCCGCCCGCCGCGTGGGCGAGATCGCCCGGCGCGTGCGACAGGCCGGGGCCGGCCTGGCCATCGGCACCGCCAGCCTGCCCGCCGTGGCCGACGTGCCGATCGACAATCGCCCGCCGCTCCAGGCCCCCGGCGGTGGTGGCGACGTGCATATCACCATCGAGGGCGGCATCAACGTCCACGCCGCCCCGGGCATGGACGAGCAAGCGCTGGCCCGGATGGTCAACGCCGAGGTGAAGCGCGCCGTTGCCGACGCCGGCCGCGAGGCCGCCGCCCGCCGGCGCTCGTCCTTCTACGACATCGACTGACCCCCTCGCCCACCAGGAGCCCCGCCCATGATGATGACGTTCGGCATGTTCGTGTTCGGCCTCAGCACCGCCGCCTACCAGGAGCTGCAACGCCAGACCGCCTGGCGGCACCAGAGTCAGGGCCGCATCGGCCGGCGGCCCGCACGCCAGTTCCTTGGCCCAGGCGAGGATACCATCACCCTCACCGGCACTCTGCTGCCTCAGTTCACTGGCGGCCAGCAGAGCCTCGACCAGCTGCGCGAGATGGCCAACCAGGGCGCCGCCTGGCCGCTGATCGAAGGCTCTGGCACCTACTACGGCCTCTACGTCATCGTCTCGCTCAACGAGCGGAAGTCCGACTTCTTCCGCGACGGCGCCGCCCAGCAGATCGAATTCGACCTCAAGCTCGAGCGCATCGACGAAGACGACAGCGCCCAGCTCGCCAGCACCGCCGCCATGCGCGCCCTAGCCACCGGCCTGAATGGAGCACTGGCATGAGCCTGCTCAGCGAGCCGGGCCGCGCCGCCCGCACGCCGGACTACCGCCTCACCCTGATGGGCCAGCGCATCAGCCCCCAGGTCGGCGCCAGCCTGCAGCGCCTGCGCCTCACCGATCGCCGCGGCCTCGAGGCCGACCAGCTCGACCTCACCCTGGAAGACCACGACGGCCGCCTCGCCCTGCCGCCCCGCGGCGCCGAGCTGCACCTGGCCATGGGCTGGCGGGGCCAGTCACTGGTGGACCGCGGCACCTACATCGTCGACGAGGTGGAGCACTCCGGCGCGCCGGACGTGATCACCATCCGCGCCCGCTCGGCCGACATGCGCCAGGGCCTGCCCGGCAAGCGCACCCAGAGCTGGGACGCCATCACCCTAGGCGAGATCATCACCACCATCGCCGGCCGCCACAGCCTGGAGCCGAAGACCGGCCAGCACCTCCAGGGCATCTACCTCGAGCACATCGACCAGACCGAGGAATCGGACCTGCACTTCCTTACCCGCCTGGCCGAGCGCTATGACGCCATTGCCACCGTGAAGGCCGGGCGGCTGCTGTTCATCCCCGAGGGCGCGGGCCTGACCGCCGGCGGCACCGAGATCCCGCCGATCCGCCTCACCCGCCAGGCCGGCGACCAGCACCGCTACAGCGTCACCGACCGCGACGCCTACACCGGCGTCGTCGCCCAGTGGCACGACGAGGCCGCCGCCGAGCCCCGCGAAGTGATCGCCGGCAGCGACGACGAGCCCAAGCGCCTGCGCCCCACCTACGCCAGCGAGGACGACGCCCTCGCCGCCGCCCAGAGCGAATGGCAGCGCCTGCAGCGCGGCGGCGCCTCGTTCACCCTCGACCTCGCCGAAGGTCGCCCCGAGCTCTACCCTGAGACCCCGGTGATCGCAGACGGCTGGAAGCGCGAGATCGACGCCACCGCCTGGCTGATCACCGAGGTCAGCCACGACCTCAGCGACCGCGCGCTGACGAGCTCGGTGGAGATGGAGGTGAGTAATAACTCTGGTGCTCAAAGAGGTCTCTAAAATTGAGTGTTGCTAATTCATATCTACAAATTGCAAAATAAAAAGAGAACATGAGAACCAAGCTGCAATTTTTTAAAAAATATTGAGGAACTTATGGGAGTTATTTTTAGCGGTATAGGAGCAGCATTGTCAGCTGCATTGATTACGTTCTTAATGAACTATATCCATCACATAAGGAGAGATAGAAAATCTAGCGCTCTTAACCTGTACGAGGCCATTGAAACAGCTAGGCACGACATAGGAACAATCGCTATTTCTATGTCGCAAGTAGCGAGAAAATGGAGTAGCTACGAATCATCAATAGATTTTTTACTTCAATCTGGAGTGACGACCTCTCCTGCAGAATCAAGAATGGCTGCGATAGTTGCACTAGATTTTCCAGCACTCACCCAGCGACATCAAGAGATAGTCAAGAAGATTAAGGAAATAAATGAAATTGTAGGCCACCTATCTTTCAAAAACTCTGAATACCAGAACAATGAAACTGCAGAAAAACTCATTTCACTTAAAGACGAAGTTATGGATATATCAGATTTATTGCGAAATGAAGCCCTTGAGATTGCCAGAGAACCTCTTTGGAACTACATGACAAGAAGAGGAGTATGTATCCTTAAAAAAATCGACCCAAGAAAAACTCTTGAGAGACTTCAGCTTTAAGATACCCTCGCCTGATTCACTACCACGCCCCGCAGATCCGACTGCCGAGCCCAAGTCGATTCCTGCGGCCCGGCGGTCTGCATCAGCCGGAAGCGGCCGCCGATCCTATGGCTGCGACACAGTCGCAAGCTGTCCTCGCCCTGCACCGCCACCAGGTCGCCGTGCTGAACCGGGCGCGCCTCGTCGATCACCAGCACGTCGCCCTCGATGATCTCTCCGTCCACGCCGGCGTCCTCCCCCACTTCCACGAGGTAGCAGCTCGGAGGCAGTCGCCGAACGTCCAGGTCCTCGATCGCGGGATGATCATGGCCCGGCAATGCCGGGCCCAGGTAGCTAACTCGCATGTGTCCCTGCCAATTCCAATCCCTGCGTTCAGCCGCACCATGCCGGGCTCGGCCGCCTCCACCCCTGGCGTTTTTGCATATTTGTAGGATCCCGGATGATCAGATCGCCTATAGAAGTTATCCTCTGCTAGCAGCCAGAGAGCTTCTACAGCAATTCATTCGGGAGCAGGTTCATGGACATCAAGCTGCATAAGCAGGCTACGACGACACCGAAGATCCGTGCCGAGATCCAGGCAGCCCCCTCTAGCATCACGGATAGCGAGTTGGCCCGCCAATACGGCGTCGCCACCGCGACTATCCGGCGTTGGCGGTACCGTGACGATGTCCACGACCGACCGCACACGCGGCACAACCTGCTGGCCACGCTCACGCCCGAACAGGAAGAGGTGCTGATCGCGGCTCGTGAATTCCTTCGCCTTG